CCTCTCCTATCCCAACCCCGCCCCCCTTGCGCCCGCTCCGACTCACCCAGCCCGACCACTCGCCGACGTACACGAAACGAACACAAATCAGCGGGCCGAGAAAAGCCCCGGCATCGCGAGGATGGCCGGGGCTGGGATGGGGCTCTTAAACTACATAACTGTCAAAGCCAAAATATCCCACTCCCGTGAAGCCGGGGTTGATACGCAGCGAAGGGTAGTTTGAGCTGCCAGTAGTGATATATCCAACGATAGTTACATTGGAATCGTTGATGTACGTGCCTGATTTAATCGTATCGGGGTAGATTGTTGTTAGGTCAATTATTGTCGAAGAGGGATCATTAACGCTACCGATATACTGAATTCTACGCCCGATCATAGTTGAAACCAAAGTGCGGATATCACTGGAAATAATCTGGGGGTTTACTGCTTCATTAGTTGCCACAACGCTCCCAATCGCTCCTTTTAGAACACACGTCATAAGGGTTCCAATGCGGTTAGATCCTTTAGCGGTGGGGTGGATGTTATCGTCCATCATGCAGCCATCAGCAAGTTGCGTGTATACAACGCTGTCGATGAAAACCGGTGTGGCAAAGTTACCGTTCAGATTAAGCGCTGCAATTCGCTTTTGCTTAGCCCCATAGGATAGAATATCTTGTTTCGATGCGTTTAAACCGATTCCGATAACGGCATTGGGAAAAGCGCTGTTGATCTTGGCAACCAGCGATATTATTGCATTGTCGATGGAGTTTGATCCGTCGTTTGTTCCTCCGACAATTCCGACATATTTCACATATTCGGGGTTCTTAATTTCAGAAATAGCCTTGTCTACTTGAACAAAGAAATTTTTTTCCTTAGTAGCGTTGAAGGTGGCACCGCCCACACAGTAATTATGCAATTTAGTCGCTTGGAGCTTATTCGCGGTAATTTCGCACCACACGGGGCCTTGCGATATAGTGTCCACTCCGTAGCTGTCTCCGAATGCCAACATTACATTCGTAGTGCGATCCGTGTTTTCTTGTGCAATTGCAGTGGCATTTGCGCTAATTGCAGCGGCATTTGCGCTAATTGCAGTGGCATTTGCGCTAATTGCAGCGGCATTTGCGCTAATGCGATCGTCGAAGGCCCTCACTTCTGCCCGATACGCCTCCACCTGCGCGTTGAAGTTTCCGGTAAGCGCCCAATAGGCAGTATCAGCAATGCTGATACCCGTAGGCACATACTGGCGCGAAGTGTAGGAATTGCCGTTATAGAGCACAATAGTCAAAGGTTCGTACTCGCGCGTATCAGACCATTCAAGCGGCTCTGCGAACAGCGGCACATAGCGTGCGCCGACATACTGCCGCACACCGGGAGCAGGTGCATCGGTCGGCGTGTCGGCCATAGCGGCGATTCGCTGTGCTAGCTGCATCATCTGCTCGTCGGTTAAGTTTCCAGGGTTAGTCACTGTCAATTTCCTTTCTCTAACTGTGCGATTATCACACACGCAATTACCACAATAAAAGGTATACGTACATAACAGGTGTAAAAGCACTGGAATAGTAGTTCGAATTTCCTATCGAAGTGCTTAGCCCTTATTTTAACGGGTAATTTCATCGTACAATCTCCGGCGTTTGATTAACCGTTTCTTTGTTGACGGGTTGCACTTCCCACCTCAAAATAAGTCTACCATAGGTATCTTCTTTGTAGACATGGCCCGTGTCAAAGACAATCTCGTCCCATGATTGCGGCACGTAGGCCACGAAATAGCCCTCAAGGTTCAGTCCGAAGTACACCTGTTTCGCAGTCTGAGTGAACACAAAGTCCAGGTTATCGGCAATCCACTGCTTCACCTGCTCTTTATAGTAGTCATCGAATCCCGACTCTTGGAACTTTTCGAACTCCGCTTGCAACTTGTCCAGCGCGTCTTGCACGGCCTGGAAGTTGTCGGCTGTGTTCTCGGTGAAGCAAATCGTCTTCCAAAGGTACTCGCAGATAGCCTTGATCCGCTCCTCCTGGGAATACACGTCCCAATAGAATTTGGGTATTACGGGTGTGTAGTCCGTATAGGCCCACCACCTAGGCGCGAACTTTCGCAAGTCCGCATTGTCGCAACGGCTCATGTAATGCCTCCTTAAAATGCGTCCATATCCACCGTGAGCAAGCAGATGAACAGCTCGTCCAACTCTTCGAGAATCATAACATCTACCGTCTTGAAGCGGGTCTGCAACTGCTCCCACTTGTCCAGAACGTCGCCCTCGGTGATGTCCTCGTACTCCCTATCGTCTCCCGTGCTAGCGTAATCGGAATTGCCCGATAGCATAGTCTCTGGGAATTCCGAGTGAATGAGGCGGCTCTTTCCGTAGGTGTTGGAGGTTTGCAAGGGGTCTAGTCCTTCTTCCTCCAACTTGTAAAGGCGCTTGTACTTGGGCATTATCTCGTTCATCTTGCGTATGAACTGCTGCTTCCAGCGCCCAGGGGGCAGAATGCCGATTTCGCGGTAGAAATAGCGCTCTTCGAACATATGGCATAAGCGGGCGTACTGCTCCTTGTTGTAGTAATCCCACGTCCAGGTGGGGTCATTCCAGTCTATCCAACCCGCCTCAATAAGCTCACCGAGTTGAATAGTTACGACGCTGTGAAAGTCCCTATCCCAGTTGAGCGGTGTCAGACTCGTTACCCCCGAGCAAATCATCGTTAGCCATCCTTTCCAGCGTGTGCGTGTAGTTGTAATTGCTGCTCTCCCACTCGCTCGCCCAGTAGACGCGAACGTTCAATCCGAAACGCTCATTCAACTTGTTCGCTGCCTCGCGACGTGCCTTGAGGGGGTTGTACCGATTCAATTCTGCAGGGCTTTGCAAACTCGTCACTTCGTCCTCAATCATGCGCTCGCTCTTCTGGGTGAGGGAGTCGATGCCGAGCAGGGTGTAGACCTGCGTCCAGATGTTGCCCTGGGCCGTCTGCAATTCCTCGCCGATAAAGGGAACGTTGAGGTTGAGCACGGTAATAGACTCGACAAGCTTCTTCATGCGCTTAGTGCCCAAAATAGCAGGTTCCCCGCCGTAGAGCTGTTTAAAGATGTTGATTCCGTCAAGTTCCTCCACGCCGTTCTCATCCACGGCCAGCGCTACTGGTTTGTGCTGCTGTAGAAGGTTGATGTCAAAGGTGCGGTCGCACAGCGCCAGACGGCGCGCGAACACCTGCAGCTTCCACATGAGGGGGGTGCGCATGAGGTTGTCGTAGACAATAGCGCCGTTGCTCCAATTGCAGGAGAAATTGGGCTTTCCGGCTTGGCCCATGGCGCGCCAGCGCTGGGGCAGGTCGTACTTGTTGGGTTGTCCCTGCTGAATCGCTTGGAGGGAGTACCACACGCCCGTATTCTTGGCGATGGTAGCCACGCCCTCGGTGAGCAATGTCCATTCCAGATACCGCTCGTTGCAAGTCTCCGGCAAGCCCTCCCAACGGAAACGGGAGAGCGCAAGGCCCATGATCCAGTCCTCGTAGATGAGCGCCAGCTCCTGATTGTAGGCCGCGCTCTGCCAATAGCGCGCATCGTTTTTTCCGTGCTTCTTTCTAGCCATGTCAGTTCTCCCATATATCCGTTGCGCCGATTATAGCAGGTTCGCGCCAAACGGTCGTGCCCTCGATCAGAATGGAACGGATGAGGGTTGCCGCTGCTTGTGTGCATGCGCGGGGGATAATCCACACATCATCGCATTGCCAATAAGTGAAATTCCTCATCACCTGCCAGTTTTTGAAATCCCAGTACTGCCCCAATGCGTAGCCGTACCGCGCGAAATGGGATGCCGCGGCCATAATTGAACCCTCGTCCTGGGTCTGCACCTCGAAGACCCAGCCCAGCGGACGAGTCGATGCCGTGCCCGCGTTCGCGAACGTCCCGCCCTGAATGGGCGCGCCCAATGCTGCCTGTTTGATCCGGTTGGCGATGGCGCTTTGCGCGGTATCGCGATTCGTTCCGGCGTTTCCCACAGCTGTGTTGTAACTTCTGATAGCGTTTCCCGTGTAGCTTCCCGTACTCGCTACATCACCCGACGCGTCCACCTCGGCACCGGTGCCTCCCTTGATCAATGCGCGGTCGTTCACGGCCTGAGCATAGTTGAGATTGTTGGAAAGCGTCACCTGACTTGAGTTCTGTGCCCGCGTGAGCACTTGCGCCTCCCCGACGTATCCGGTGGCGTCTCCGCCCGTGTAGCTGTTCAAAATGGCGTTGTAGTCGGCACCGCTCACCTCGCTGATAGACCCGCCGTACATGGCCGTGAGGTACTTGATATTTCCCAAGTTCGATGCCTTGTAGGCCGCTTCCTGGGATGACGCCAGCGTGTGCAGGTTGATACCCGACATGGCCGTGTTGGCGAGCGCCGTACCGACGCCGATGGCCATGCCCGCGGGCCCTCCCGATATCGCGCCGCCTATGAGGCCGTTACCGATGGAGGCCGTGGCCGTGGTCGAGGCGGCTATATAATTTTGGGCAATGGCGGAATTGTACGAGATAGTTGATTGCACGATAGACTCCGTCACACCTGCCGCTTGCTGATCTGCCGCATTGAGGTACATATTCGACTGATAGACGTTGGCCGAGTTGATGGACGCGCGCGCATGGTTGCGCCCCGAAGTCGCGTCAGTGTAACCAGCGTCCGCACTGTCGCGCGCATTGTCGCGCCCCGCCGTCGCCGTGCTGACCGCCGTGCTGTAGGCATTTTGCAATACCGTCTCCGCTTGGGCCCGGTCGAAGTGCGTTGCGTAGTCGTTGACCGTCCCCGCGTCGAGGTAGACGGCGAACGTTGGAATTTCAAGGCTTTGCAGCGTCCGCAGCGCGTTGCCCGCCCAGGGCATGGCGATAGCACTCGTAGCGGAGAACGCGAGGGACGCCGACGCGCCGCCCAGGTGGACGTAGGTATCCACAGCGATGAACGGGCCCGCCAAGTTCAGGCGCGCGGCGACGGAGATGTCCCCCTCGGTCTCCTCGATTCTCAATTCGACGTCGCCCGCATCGGTATGTGCCATGATACGCGCATAGGGGTACGTGTAAAGTTTCGCCAGGTCGGCGCATTTCGCCGGATATCCGAAATCTGTTTTGCTCCACGCCGACACCTCGAATGTCTGCCACGGGCGCGCCATGACGCGGGCTACCGATACCCCCGCGAATGTGTAAGGCTCGCCCGTCGCCACCAATTCGGCGGGGGCGAACCATACCGCGCGGATCGTCTGAAACGCCTGGGGCGTCTGTGCCTTCATCGCGGACAAAAGCCCCGCCAATTTGTCGGGAGGGACGCAAAACGACAATAAACTGGGCGTATCATCCAAATATAGCGGCTCTGCCGGTACCTGCCACGTCCCCGCCGACTTGCTGCCCCAAGTGCCCCAACTGACGGCGGTCATGGTGACGACGGCGAGCACATCCCCGTTGAACACGTGCGATTTGACGGCGGGCGTGCGGGCGAACGTTCCGAACGTCACATCCGGGGCCGTGAGCATCGCTTGGTTCGCATAGGGGTTTTTAAGATAATCCCCCGCGTCGATTTGCGCCATGGGCGCATGGCCCCGGGCGAGCATCATCCCCGACACGTCCACGGAGTTAATGTAGGTAGTCCACACGTCCAGGGACACATGGCAAAGTGTCGTGGAAGGGGCCAGCTCTTCCAACGCCTCGCAGAAATAGTAATAGCGGTGACGGGCGGGCGCGGCGTTCTCAAGCGGGTTCGCTGCCGTCGGCATGGTCGGGTATTCGAGCACGATATAGTTGTACTGGGTCGCCGAGTTGAAGGGTACGGGAACCTTGACGCTCCCGTCGGGCTGAACCTGGAACATAGTCGGCTCATCCACCTTGTAGCCGCTCAAACTATCGAAATAGGAATCTCGCGCGGCATCGGTTTTCCACTCGACCACGTTAACGTAGCCGCTATCCCAGTTGACCGAGCACATCTTTATACGGGCGTTGTCCTCCCACCGTCCGTAGTCGAAATTGTTTCGGTATTTCCAAACGTCCACATTGGACAAGTGGGGAAACGCCGTGTCCCCCAATTGGGGAAATTCTCGTTCCATGTAAAACCTCCTAGCGATAAAAAAAGAGGGGCGCTATCTCGCGCCCCCTCATTATATCCAGTGAAGCAATTAGGTTACTGCTTATTCGTAGCGGTTTCCTCTCCGTGGGTGTCGGTCGTGCCGCTCGCGCCCTTGCCCGTGCGCTTCTTCTGCACCGTCGGCTTTGCCGAGTCGGTTGCAGTCGGGGCCGCGACGGTCACGGCATGGCTAGCGGTGTAGCGCGTAGTCGCTGCCGAGGGGTTGACGTACGCGCTCGTAGCCGTGACGGTAACCACCGTGCCAGCGGGTAGGTCATCGGCCAAATGAAGTACCGCGAACTTGTCCACATAAGTGCTCATCGGGTCAAGCTCGACGACCTTGGGAGTCTCCCCGCCGTCGGTAGCCGCAACGGAGAACGTAGCCGCATCAGGCTCCACGGCCACGCCGTCGTGCACCGGTGCGAGAGTACCCGTGAGGTTTACGGTAAGCTGCATATTCTCGCCAGCCTCTGCGGTGTCCGCGCCCGTGAGCGTGATGCCCGTTACCGTCTGCTTCACGGTCGGGATGGTCGTGCCGTCTCCACCCACCGTGAAGAGAATCGCGGGAACGAACGGCGACGCACTCACAATCTCCCAGTGATGCAGATAGTAGTTGGTTGCCAAAGTCTCGGCGTTCCAGAACGAGGTGTTCTCGTACAAGGTATCCTGCATGATAAAGAAGTCCTCGGTGGTGAGCATGGCAACCACGTTCGGAATAGGGAACTCGTCAACGATGATCTGGCGCACGTTCACTTCGGCCATCTCCACATGGAAGATGGAAGAGAGCACCTCGACGGATACGCTAGCGGCCACAGCGGGGGTAACCAGCAACACCAACTCGGAGGGCTTTGCGAATACGGGAACGGAAACGCTTGCCGCATTGTAGCGGGCGCTGGGGAACTGGAGCATACCCACTAGGGTGCGGACGGCGGTCAAGAACTCCTTGCCCGTCGCCTCGTCGGTCGGCACCGCGCTAAGCGGGTACTTGTAGAACCCGTATGCGTCCTCGTAAGTGGCCAACATATTGAGCGCGATACGGTACTCGTCGTAGTTGTCGGAGTTGACGGGGGCCTGCATGATTCCAGCCACCAGGCGGTTCAGACCGTAGTCATCGAGGAAGGCATTTTTCAGCTCCGGGAGTACGATGCTAATCGGGTATTTGTCCTGGCGGTTCTGGGAGTGATAGGCCACGTCGCCTTCGGGACGGTGCAAGCGCAGAAGGGACTCCACGTCATCTTTATAAGCGTGGGCCTTCACCCAATTCAGCGCGATTTCCTGCGCGGTGGTGCCGTAGTTCAGCTTCTGGCGCTTGAACACGACAAGGGGGTTCTGCCATTCCATGGTGTGCACGTAGGTGTAGGCGATGCGGTTCACCAAAACGTCCATGAACTGATTGAGATAGGCGTTGTTGCCCGGCTTGAAAAGCGCGCGCCAGGTCGCCTCAAGGGAATTGATAGTGGGGTTGGGGATGCGCTGCTGGTAGTCGTTGCCCGCTTCCAGCCAGATTTTCTCCGCGATAACGGAATTCTCAAGAGCCATAAAATCATCTTCCTTTCTTAAATGTTCAGCTCGTCGGCCAGCTCCGACCAGTCACGCGAGATGATATCGTCATCGCCCTCGGTCTCGTCGGTGTAGCTGCCCGCGCCCTCGTCGGTGTAGCTGCCCGCGCCCTCGTCGGCTCCGTTGTCACTCGCAATGCCAGCGAGCGAGTCAAGGCGTGCCATCACCGCGTCGTTGTGAGCGGCCAACTGGTCGCGCAAGTCATCGAGCCGGCGCACAATATCGCGGAACTCGTTGATGCGATGGTCGGTCTCGCCCTCCTCGATGCCGCGAGTCTCTTCCACATCCTCGCGAATCTCATTTTCCTCGTCCATATTCCATCCTTTCAGCTAGGGGACTCTGCCGCGCATTATAGCACCAAAGAGAAAAAAAACCCCGCTGCCTGTAGTTTCAGCAGCGGGGTCAGACAGGAGTTGCCACAACGTCGGGGGCGTGCCTGAAACCCGTACCCTGCGGGCGGTCGTGCGGTACGCTCTTCACGTCGGGAATCCGCCTCGGCCTACTCGGCGACGTGTCCCCGTGCCCTGGCGCGGCTAATTATATCACCGCAGACCGTAGAGCGCCAGACACTCGGAAAGCGCGTTGCGAGTGCCGTCGCTATCGCAGCGCACAAGCCCGTACTGGTATACCTCCATGAGATAGCGCATAGCGGACTCGTTTCGCTTGGCGAAAAGGGCGTTGAACTCCCCGTCATCGTTGGTCAATGCATATAAGGGCGTGGGGTCTTTGGGCATCTTCTCGGTGACGTATAGATACCCCTCGCGCTCGTCGCTCCACACGGCCAATCTGTGGCCCTTGCCCTTTATGGCGAACTCGAACTTTGCGCGCGCGGGTTTCTTTCCCACGAATAGCCCGCTCGCGTCCGTGAACTCGTTGTCCAGCGCGGCCTCCGACCCCTCGGCAAGGGACGCTAGCGCACCTGCTACCGTCTCGGTGCGCCTTGCCCTCGTGTAGCTTGTAGGCTCCACGTAATCGAGCAATAGCCTCTTTCCCACACCTGGGATGGAGTACCACGTCTTTCCGAACTTCGGAGGTTTGCGAATACCCATGACTGCGAAATAGGGGTTTCGCATGGAAAGCGCGTTGGCCATGAGGTACACGCGCGGCTCATGTCGTCTAGGCTCCCCCGGCACCTCTCGGCTCACCGAGTCCACCATCTGCGAGAGCACATAGTACTCATTGGGGAGGTAGTGCTGGAACCGCGCCACGCTTCGGTCGATGACAGCCTCATCCAAAAGGATACGGTACACATCGGCAAAGGTGCGCTGCTTGAACTGCTGCATCTGCGAGAGAGCACCGAAGTACCCTATAATGCGCCAGTCTGGTTTCTCGCCGTCCTCCGGCTTCTTCGCTATATATGCCGCGCTCGTATCGGTCTTGAAGATATAGCCGGGAAACTCGACGTTCGGCTCCTGCTGCAACTTGTCGAAATAGCCGTTAGAGACGGGTGCAAGGTCGGTCTTGAACCGCACCAACTGCACGAACCGCGAGCCGTCCTTTAGGAAGTCGCGGACGCATTGCTTCCGAAGACCGTAGGTCTTGCCGGCGTCGCGGCTCGCGCAAACGAATGTCATATATGCGTCTTTCGTCAGGGTGTCCCCCCAATCGTAGAACTTATTCTCGGTCAAGGTAAGCTCTCCCTTCGTCGTGGCCGATAAATTTAATGGTAGCATCCGGCTCGAGTCCGATTGATTTGAGGTATTCCATATTCTGATGATTCGCTATCTTGGTCGTATCGCCGATGACTCGCACCGAGGGATAGAGCGCGATTGAAGCAGGTGCATCCACATAGGCCGTATTGCCCAGGTAGTCCGTTACCTCTCCCCTATAGCGGTCGGCCGGGTGCGGGTGCGTACGTTCCAAATGATAGCAAAGCCCGTAATCCACCACGGTATTGTAACCGAGCAGGGTCGATGCGATTTCGCCGAACCCGTGGCCCTGGGCCTCCATGTCATGCGCCCAATCCTCGACGGTATAGCGCCCGCTAGGACGCGACAAGCCCGCGCAAGTGATGTGATAGCGGCCTTGCGTGTCCCGGTCTAGGCGGGCCTTGTTCCATGCCTCGTAATGGAGCGGGTAGCGGTTGGAGCCGCCGCACCCCTCTATGTCGAACTCGCCCACGCCGTGAAGCTCGCTCGCTAGGTGGGGGTAGTTTCGCCGAACTCGCTCGCTGCCGTAGCTGATAGCCGAGCGCGCCGCTGCATGGAGCGGTTCCAGCGCGGCCAATATCTCGCCGTCGGTCACGTCGGAGTCACATGCCAGCTTGATTGAATCTGTATCGCCCCCGCACGGATAGCAGCGCGCCCCCAATGCCTCGTGGAGCAGTTCGAGCGCGATGACGAGGTGCATACGAGAGCCGCCCACTATTCGGCTCCCGAAGTTGTAGAGCACCTTCACCGCTTTGGGCTTCAACTCGTCGTATGTCTCAAGGCTCGCGACACTGGCGCGGTCTACCTCTAGCGTGCCGTCGGCAAGGCAGACGTAGGAGGGCTTCATAATGTCCTGGGCCTGGGTGCCGTATATGCCGTTGAACATACCTTTAACGGTGCTGCCGTAGTAGGCTTTCAGAAAAGGGAGCGATGCCGAGCCGTTCCGCACGGAATCGGCTACGGTCTCCGGCACCGTCGCGCCTATAGGCAAGGTGTAGGGCTTCCCCTCCTGGTAGTTGTTCACTATCTCCTTCATGGCGTTCTTGGTCGCGTAGAGCACATGGGTCTGCAACACCAGGTAATCGGGGGCCTTCACGAAGTTCTGGGAGTACTCCCCGCATATGACGCGCATCTCGTCCCATTCGTAGGCCCTCGATATATTCCACAGCTCGCACTCTGTTAAATGCAAGGTGGCCACGTCGGCGCTCATCAGCTTGGAGAACGCGAAACGCGCATTTACGGCCGAGTCCATCCAACCGCTTTGCCTGGTAGCTTCCTCGGCTATAGCACCGCTGGGCGTGATAAAATCCACCTCTCCCACCTTCGAGGTGAATTTGCCCTGGGGTATGAGTGCTATGCCCTCGCGCTCGAAAACCGTACCCGGCTTGAGCCGAAGGCCCTCGAACCTGATACGAGCATGAAGCCCGAAGGGCAACGGACAATGATAGTTTCGCAGTACCTCGACGCGGCTTGTTGCCAGTATAGACTCGGCCACGCGCTGCAAAGGCTCTGCGCTCTCTGGCACTCGGAAATTGCGCGGCATATATCGCCCTGCAATGAAAAGATGGTGCATTGAAGTAACGTCAAGACTCGCCACGTTATGCGCAACCTGGGCGGCGCGGTTGGCGCTCGTGAATGTCAAACCGCCGCGAAAACACGCCTTGCGGAGGGCGTACAAGTAGAAATTGGGCGACCATTCCCTTATGCACGTCATCTTGAAGACATCGAATAAGCTATGCCTATGTCCGTTTGAGAAGGTAACGCGCTCCTTGCCTATGATGCGCTGTGCCATCTGGCGCACCAGGGAAGTTTTCGTGAGCACCGTATCGCCGAGCATTTCCGGCTCCAACCATTTGTTGGCCTCGATGAGATAACGGAGGTAGGCGGGTATAACCTGCACATCGCGGGCGGCATAGTGCTTTTCTAGATCTGTGAGCGGTGTCTCTGGGGTGCGAATAAGATTGTAGTCCCAATCGCCCTTGGCCTTGGCTAGCCCGCACGTCGCGCCCATGGCTGCAAGTCCTCCCATTTCTAGATAGTAGGTATCCCAGAATCTAAGGCAGGTTTCGCCCTCATAGCAAAGGTCAAGTGTGTAAACATGGGTCGATGACTGGGCGTTCACGCGCACCTCGTACATTCGCGCCAGCGCGTTCATGAGCGGTTGCATATCGAACATGAGGTTATAGGCGCACACGACGGGAACCACGCCCGCCGAATAGCCCCATTGCATCAAATCGCCGAGCCATTCTAGCACATCGGCAGGGGAGCGGTAGAATCGCACATCGTCACTCTCGCCATCAACATACGTTGATATATCGACGTTCCTAACGTCGTTGCAGATATAAAGACAGGGGAACGCTGTCGATTTCTCGCCGTCCTGGATGGTGGTTGTCTCGATATCGTATATGCCCGCTATCTTGAAGGGCAGTTTTTTATTCCACATTGTAAACAGGAACGACGTAGGCCATAAAGTCGTTGGGATAGTTGCCGTCGGCTTCCACGCCCTCGCCCATGGCTTGCTGCAAGGCGCTCGCGGGGTCTAGGGTATCGTCCACAAAGCCGGAACCTGCAAGACCCTTGGCACGCGCCAGAGCGTCCTTATTGGCCTCCATTACCTGATTGAAGATAGCTTGAAGGTCGTCGGTTCCATAATAGCGCTGAATAGCAGCGTAGCGGTCGCGCCCTCTGCCCGCCCATGCGTGTTTGGTGGCATTCCAGAACAACTGGACATTGACTTTCGGGATGGTTCCGCCACCCGCGCTCGATGCCTTCACATTAGCGCGGAACATGATATTGCGCCGCTCTGTGGCCTCCGCTTTCGCGCCTATGCGGTACTTGTCCAGCGTCCGCGCGGCTTGCTGGGCGCTCGATAGCTTGGAAGGGGCGGCGTTGCGCCCTATATAGCTCTCGCTGATCTGTGATTTCAATTCCTGTTGATAGGCGGTAATCTGACGGGAGCGCTTCACTTTTCCTGCTTTAATATCGCGGTCAAGACGCGCTAGCGCCCGCTTGGCCCTTCTCCTAGCGTTGTAAATCTCATCGCTAACCCTCTTCGCCCTTGCCATCTTTCGTGCCTCCTGTCGAATAAAAGCCCCACCCTGGAACAGGGCAGGGCTTAAACCTTAACGCGCGGTTGTTCCGTATTTTAGAACTGCGGAATAAGGTTCTTAATGGTGTTGCCATTCGGCAAGTCCTTTGCCACGAAAGCGGCATGGATGCAGCCGTCGGGCAGAGAGTCCTTTCCGAAGTCAGGGAACATAGCCGCAATCTCGCGGACGGAGTTAGCAACGCCCTCGGACTGGGTCATGAGCACCGTGCCATCCAGAAGAACCAGATAGGTATCGGTGCAAGGGGTATTGGGAAGACGCGGATCGCGGCTCTTGCGAATACCGGGCTTGGTCACGCAATCCACAATGTCAAGAATCTCGCCCTCGTGGCCGTTCAGCGAGTCGGCGCTGTTGAGCGTCTTGAGCGTTGCCAGCTTGCCCTCGTTGGTCGCAAGGTCGAAGGTGTTCACATCGCCCTGGACGGCGTTGCAGGCAGAGGCACTTGCAATCTCGGTCGGCTCGGCAACGTAGGCGGTGATTTCCTGGGTCATAATTTCTTTCCTTTCGGTTTAGGCGGTGATTTCCGCATGGGTCATAAATTCTTCTAGCGTCATTGAATAGTAGTGCGATTCGATTTCAACATGGTTTATCGTGATTGATTCGTCGTTTAGCTCGCGCCGGAGCTTTCGCGTTGCCCTCTCGGGTGTGAATCGCCCGGGCAGTTCCTCGTACACGTCGAAGAACTCCCCGTCGTGCACCATCTGCCCCGAGCACCGCGAGAGGGCTATCGTTCGCCCTATGCGCTTTCTGTAGTCGATTTGAGCTAGTTCCATTCGAGTTTGTCACCTCCTTTTTTCAGACAGCGGAAAGGTTATCAGACTGCATAATAATCTGCAATAGGTTTTTCTTTTATTTTTGTTTCAGAAGTTCATTTACACGCTTCTGCACGACATCATAGGCGCTCCCGAGATTTCCACGGCGCTCTTCCCCGTTGCCGTACTTTCCCGCGATGACCTCGCGCGCCACAACGTCGATTCCCGTCCACTTGCCCGTGAGTTTGCGATTTACAATAAGCTGTACGACGGACGCGCGCGCGCCTAGTTTTCGCTTGCGCTCTTCCCCGTTGCCGTACTTTCCCGCGATGACCTCGCGCGCCAGATCATCGACACTTGGCGCGATTCCGTGACTGCCGATCTCATAGCGCGAGTAATTCAAATCAACATTACCCTTTATACCGGGCACATTCCCGCGTTCCGAGTACTGCCACAACTGCCAGCCGTGCACTATCGGCTCGCTCTCAGACCAGCGCGCAACCCATTTCACATACCCGTCGACGTCGGGCAAATTTTCAAGCCACCATGCCTGACTCGCGTAGATTCCAGGAACGAACCCCGCGGCGCGGACGCGCGAGCAGAAGATAGTCGCGTGCGTCTTGCTCACGTCCTCAGTCCCCGGCTCCTCGGTATCGAAAAATAGGGGGTAGGCCATATGGTCGCGGTAGGGATCGCAAAGCCTTATTGCGTGATCTGCCTCGCTCATGGCCTGGGCCGCGCCCTTCGCGTAACTGTAAAGATATGCGCCGAAGGGAATGCCGAGTCTCACGCACTCGTCGACGTTGCGCTTAAATTGCGCGTCATCCTGGTCGCGAAAGTCAGACCCGAAACCGCATCGGATTATGGCATGGTACCCGGCCGCTTTCACGCGCTCCCAGTCTATAGTGCCGTTATGGTAACTTACGTCAATTACTTTTTGCATTCTGCTCATCACCCAAATCAATAACGGGCAATTCCTGAGTTTTCTGCTCGCTTATGTCGCGCTTGTCGAATATGTGAAGAAAAGAATTGTCTGCCAAATCAGGGTTCAGCAAAACAACGTTCTCAAGAATGCTTCCCACCTCGGCCACACATATCCATACGAAGGCCAGAGAGAAACAGGCATCGCCGTAGTAATATAGCAGATCATAATAGTTCAAAAGCGCTTGAATGATGAGACACACGCCGAGCACGACGACATAGGCGAATTTGTGAACAAGCCCCTCCCTCATCTTGGCTGAAGAAAAACCCTCGCGCATAGTGTGTCCGATGGTTCCCACAATATAATCGATGATGACCAGCAGAAGAAGCAATAACATAGGTTCGAATGTCATAACGCCACCTCCCCGGACATAAACATAATCAAAGCGCCAGCGGCACAGAGGATGCCGATGACAATCCAACCCACGCAACCGTTACCATCGTCCATTTTTTCGCTACCTCCGTTTTCTCACGGGTTTAACCTTGCGGTTGTAGTCTAACATGCCCCCGGTACGAATACGGTAGAGCATTTCCTCTCGCCTGTAAACATTGTCCAGCGATTCGAGGAGCCGCCCTATCTGCCAGCAGAGCAGGGCGACGGAGAGGATGAGCAGAAGCAAGCAGACTTCTAGCAGGTAGATTGATTCGATCATAGTTTCGCCTCACTTGCCATAAGGTCTTTTTTTGCCAGTTCCTTGTTCCCCCGGCCCTCTGATTTCATAGATCATTGCAAACTCACTTTAACTTCGAAATGATTTTCACAGCACGGGCACATGAGAGTTAACACTTCTGAAACCGGTTCATATGACATCTCATCAGTTATAACATCGCCTGATACTGCTTTAGGGTGTACGTACTTGCGCATAGGGCAGACCCAAATGGCCTTCCCGCGCCTAATGGCGCGCTGCATGGTCGAGCGATCACATCCGGCATAAGCAGCAGCCCGCGCCTGAGACGGAAATACCTTGTTGTCTAGTATAACTCTCTTAGACATGGGCAGACCTCCTATAAACGGGCTTTCGGAAGTAATCGCAGATATTGGAGAACGGCACTTTCTCGCAAAAGCTGGGAGTATGGGAGTATAGGGAGACAGTTCCGTCTTCCTCGCGCTCGAATTTGTAGTAGTACCCGGCATTGATCGCGTCTATATCTTCAGCCAGTAGCAGGTACTCCACACCATCGCGTGTCATGATCTCCATTGCATGGGCATAGGCGCGAAACGTGTCGAAATGTTCATGACGCAACTCGAAGCTTACTCCAATTTGATAACGGTCGGAATCTAGTTTAAAACCGTCAGGGTAAACATACGATTTCAACCACTCTAAATTGCTTCTATGAATTTCAAACCAGCTGCCCATTTTTTCCTCCTATCGCTTGCAACTTTTGCAACATTTTTTGTTGCACAGTGCAGTATAAAGCTCTATAATAGGTTACGTCAAGAAGACGAGCATAGATAGGAGTTTGAAATGACTTTGGAACAACTCATCACCTGCTATATACGCAAAAGCTCAAAGATCGTTGTCACCAAGATAACACCCTCCACCAAGGAACGCATTTTCTCCGGATATGAAAGGAACATCTGCAACGAGGTTGCGCCGGAATTTATGGAGTTCTTAGAGGAGTATAAGAAACACCTTGTTATCAGCTGCGGAACCGCGATTGATAAAAACGGTATTCCCTATATCGACATTCTAGTGTATGAGTAGGAAGGCAGTACTAACGTAAACGTTGTCGTGGAAAATGTATCGTGCACATACACAACTGTTAATATCTAGCCCCATCCCAGCCCCGGCCATCCTCGCGATGCCGGGGCTTTTCTCGGCCCGCTGATTTGTGTTCGTTTCGTGTACGTCGGCGAGTGGTCGGGCTGGGTGAGTCGGAGCGGGCGCAAGGGGGGCGGGGTTGGGATAGGAGAGG